CTTGGTGCGTATCTTCTTCCGCTTTTTGATGCCGTTCTTTTGTTTTACTGTCTTGTACGTTGTTTTTGAAAATTTTGCTAATTTTTTGCCTATGTACTTGCGTCCAGATAGATTATTTGTGATCTGATAAACAAATCCTACACATTCTTCGGGTAAAGTCTCAACTGGAGTGTCTTGATATTGCCATGTCATGTGAGTTTTGGGAAATTGCCTTTCGTATTATAGTTATGAAAAATTCAAGTGCCTTTATTTTTTTATTAGGTCTCTGTTGCGTAAATGATAAAAGATTGGATATACAAATTTGTAGCAAAACACACCATTTTTATGCATAAAACCATAGGTGCGTTCTACTGCATGATCTTGTGTGGTGTAAATTCCGTATTGCTTGCAATCACCACTAACATCAACCTCGTCAACTAGCAACGAATCTATATTTATTGCCAGGTCTTCAAGTATATTACCTTCACTGTCAATTTTGGTGTCTGTATCTACCTTGTTTAAAAATGTTACTTCTAATGTGTTTTGCCCAAGTACAGGACTGCCATCGAACTGATTGTTATTGTCAGTCAGTTCAACTTGGTTCAACTGTACATAAAAACTGGGAGACTTGTCTGACAGGCACTTTACTTTAATTTTGAGAGATAGCGAAGATTTTTTTTGTATCATTTCCCTTGTACCATTCTAATTGTTTTCTCACAAAACTAATTTTTTGATCTAGATAATCTGTATTTTCACCAGTCGGTGCAAGAGATTTAACTAACTCACATAATTCTATAAATCTCTTGGCTCGAACATCAAATGTATTTCCAGGATTAGATTTGCTAGTCCATGCAAACTGGCTGTATCCTTCAATGTTAACTGTGTTGAGTCCTAGTTCTTGGTACATGGAAGTATTGACCATTGGCGTGTCTTGAATAATTAAAAAAGTTCCAATGGGGTATATTTTTAGTAAACCGTTACTTTTTGGATGCCAGTACTTGATTAAATTTATAGTCTCTTCCCAGTCTTGATCAGTCTCTGTTGGGTACCCGGCAAATATATTCCACGACTGTGAGATACCATGCTTGATCAACATATTGGTTGTGTACTGTACATCTTGATTGCTACTGCCTTTTCTCATGTGTGTTCGAACTGATTCACTGCCGCTTTCTAGACCAATTGTTACATTGGTACAACCAGCATCCTGCATGGCTTTGAAATATTTTTCAGGCATATCTCGTTGACTTCGATGAATAAATTGTCCTTCGTATTTAATTACACGAGGCAACTCAGTGGCCAGCACTTGATTCATTTCATAGAATGGCTTTAATCCGCCGTTCATTAAACTATCTGTAAACGAAAAAAACGTTACAGAATGTTTGCGATAAATTTCTATAATCTCTTTAGCAACACTAGCACCACTACGAAATCTATAACGACCCCATATTTTTCCTACATCACAAAAAGAACAATCTCTCACACAGCCCCTACTGGCAGTAATTGAAAAAGTTAATCCGTGTGCCTGCATGTTGTCGCGTTGGTAACTCCAGTAAGTACGTTTGGTTTGCGAATACAAAGCAAAGTCGTAGTCTGAATAATCTGGGATAGGTATTTGTTCCAACAACATGTTGTTCAACTGCGGTTCAATTACCAATCCAAACAGATCGTTTTTTACAATCCTTGCCAGGGCATAGTCTCCTTCGCCGATCAGTACACAATCAATTAATTTAGAGTCCAGTAGTAGATCGTGCCATTTTTTTCCATATTCAAATTGAATAACATCTATACCATTGCCTCCAATGGCAATTTTTATTTTGTTGTTGGACTTTAATTTGACTGCGTAACATAAATCTTCAGCAAATCGCAGGCTATTTTGTGTAAGACAACTCACAGCCAACCAACGAGGAGAAATTTCAACAATACGGTTGGCATAATTGTTTATCAAACTTGAGTACCACGCAAATGCGTCAACCGATACTTTTAACTCTGGATGTTGCATCCATGCAGTTATGTCTGAGTAATATTCATGATCTTGATTTTTAAAATTAAACTCAGCTGATAAATCCCATGCCTGGGCAGATAGTTTTTGTTGTGTGACACATGACTTGAGCAGTGCTGGTGTTAGAGATGGTCCAAACGTGTAGGTAAATGGAGCGGTGGTTATCAGGACATCTATCATGTGTTGAGACAAATTATTATAAACTCAAATTTTGTTTTTAGGCACTGTGATCAAAATTACAGTAGAATACAACTTCTTCTATCACAGTATTTGTATTTAATGACATGGAATAGTTTATAAAGTTACTGATATCAATTAATGCTATACCGTTGCCAGTCCAGGTGGGTCTGCTACGGCTTAGTTCTGTGTCCAATCGATCTGGTGTGATCACCGTGGTTCGGAATTGTACTAGATTTTGTTTGAATGCTTGTGTGCCTTGTCGACTGGCATGACTCAACGCAGCCTTAGCCACACGATATGTTTCAAATCTGGGTTCAGGAGCAACAATGTGTTTTTCGCCTGAACTGCCAATGTTGAAAATCCACCCACTCTTACCGGCAGTCTTCCAGGCATCATACACAGCAAAATACAACTGTGCCTGACCAAAATCAGCCCAGGATTCTTGTGGAGGGCCATCAAATGCATTGTTGACAAACACATCATATTCTAAGCTCAGTGTGGCAATCTCCTGTGTATTATGATTGATATCAAATCCATTGGCACGACTTGCACTGTCTGCACCAAACACTTCAACCAAGTGTTGGCCTAGTCCTCGATTCCCGCCTGTTACTAACATTTTCATTTTGTGGATCCTCCTTGATCCCATACTTTTGTAAACTGCTTGCCGCAAGTCATTGCACATTCAAACAGCCTGTTGCTGTTGTTGAATGATGCCACAAGATCCTTCCAAAAGTTATTGGCAAATATTTGTTCCAATGTGCAGTGATTGATATTCAAATTGTCTAGCCCATACCGTTCTAAAAATTCACGCACTTGATTTTTACCATTCACGGTACTCAACGGGTTCGCTCCAGGTAATGTGCCATCTCTAAATCTTGCATCGTACAAGTTGTGATTGAAAAAATTACAAGGCAACACCGTGCCTTCGGCATTAACAGCAACTTTCTTTCCAGCCAGTGCGTCACATTGTATTGGTGTGGTGTCAAAATATTCTTTGATGTTGATGTATTGTTTCTTTATTTCTGGCAAGTATTGCATGCTACGATTTCTGTACTGTTTGTTGATGGGAGGTTCTAACACATAGTCTGCACCAGCCACTTGCCATGAATCCATTTCAGTCATTGTAGCATGATTTAAAAATCTACCGGTCTTTCTAATTAAAACATTGTGAAATCCAAGTGCTCGACCATACTGTTCAACCAGATCAACTTGATACTCGTTGTGCTTGAACACAATAAAATTCCATTGCGCCCGACCACCTGCTGCAATAAATGCTTGTGCATTGTCAATGACTTTGCTGTATTTTACATTTTTTCTGTACAGATGTAAAGTGTCCGCCAAGCCGTCAATGCCAAAGTCTATCTGTCCATACCCGTTCATTATAGCAGCTATCTCTGCCCAGTAATCAGTGTCATGCACTCCGCCATTGGTGTGTATGTACAACCACAGTGTGGGGCTCTTGCGTCTAAAGTCACGCAAGATACCTAAAAAGTCTGGATGCATTATGGGATCCCCGTAGCTGCCGCAGAAAAACACTTGTCGCAAACGCCGACACAATTCGGTGTTGAATGCTTGATCAATTGTTGAGCGTGCCAGGTGTGTGAGTGGCATGTAAGGATTAATACCTGCCCCCAAGTGGTTGCGTGGGCACTGCGGGCATGCAGCATTGCAATATGTTGTTATCTCAATTTGATATTCGTCAATATTTTGATAATCAAACAAGTTGAGTCTCTCTCTGCCATTGGCCTGAAAAATTGGATTTATTGTTGTGCTCAGTACAAGTTATTTTGCATATGGGGTTGGGAGTATCAGTAGTCCATGATTGTTGAACACTATCAAAATCTTCAATAAACTTGCTTTGTCTACTACCCAACCAACAACACGGCGACACTCGTCCTTGTGCATCCATGTATTCACTTTGTTCTTGCATGGCATGACATTTAATAGAACCATGAGCTACGGACACTGGTTGCCAATCTGTAGGCTGTCTCAACGTATCGGTAAACCCTCTACGACTTACTTTGGCTCTAAACCAAGAAAACCCCATGTCACGAGCTAGTTGTTCGCACTCATTAACTTGATATTGATTGTGTTGATATACCAACATGTCCCAGTGTGCTCGGCCGCCAGCGGCAACAAATGCCTCAACATTGTGTTTGAGTCGAGCCCAGTTGACATTTGTTCTGTAAATGTGATTGGTATCTTCATTGCCGTCTATGCTGAATACCACATAGTCTTGTGGTTGATTCATAATATGCCCAAGCTGGTGCCACCATATGGTATTTTGTAATGCACCATTGGTGTTCATACCCAATACAATGCCAGGATTGATTTTTCTAAAGTAACGATACAAATCTAGGGTGTGCTTGCCGGCAGCAGGATCACCATACACACCACACATGAACATCTTGTAAAGATTTTTTATACAAGCATCATTGTAATGTTTGGCCACCTGTGCTATAGTCAAATGATGCTGTTGATGCTTATCAAATTTGGCATCAGTTTCCCTGGCACACAATGCACACGCAGCTTGACAAACATCTGTTGGCTCTAGATGTAAAACTTTTATATCACGCAACATCAACATCCGTATTGTAACTAGTAAAACCGTTTTCTTTCACAACACGCAGAATATTTTCCACACGGCTGGTCAACTCGTCTCTGTGACTCACAAGCCAAATGCTCTTGTTGCGTTCACGTGTCATCTTCTTCAACAAGGCCAAGGCGTTCTCCACACCTTGTGTGTCCAGGCCAGAGTCAATCATTTCATCAATAAACAAGATGTTGATGGGGCTGTACAAACTTTCCCACACATCACGGAATGCCCATGACATTGATAGAATCAGTCGATTGCGTTCACCACGACTCAGGTTGTCAAAATCCAGTTCACGGCCCAGCTCTTCAATGCTCACACTCAAATCATTTTGAAACTTCACAGTGTGCGGCAGTCCAATGCGATCCAGATACCAAGTGAGTCTTGCGTTCAAGTAACTCAAGTTCTGATCTATGATCTTCTTGCGTACAAAGCTGTCTTTGCTGGTCAGCAATTTAAGCAAGAACTCTTGATGATCTTGTACTCTGGTAAGATCATTCAAGTGATCATAACTTACAACCTGCAGGGCTTGTTGCTGCATGTCCTCAATCTGCTCGCTGTACGGATCAGTTTCGGCATGTTTGCTGGTGATCTGTTGTAGCAAGTTGTTGACTTGAGTTGAGTGTTTGATAGCCTGTGCTTCAGTATCATAATGGGTGGCAGGCTGTACACCCGGTTCTACAGCCACATGGCCTACAAGTTGTTCAGCATAAGGATCAACTTCTGCAGATTTGTCTGCAATCTTTTGCTGTATGTTTTCGAGTTCACTACTGTGACGAATGGCTTCTGCTTCAGTTTGGTAATGTGTTGTGGGCCGGGTGCCCAATTTGCCTAATGCTTGTAGGGCATCTGTATTTTGCATCCACTGACCATTGGTGGAAAGGACTTGCAGTGCAGACTCCTGCAAACTTTTACGCTTGGCTTCTAGTACACTTTCGTGAGCACCGTCATGGAATTCTTGCCCACAAGCATAACACTTGTGTGCCTCTAGCTCAGCAATCTCTGCTCGGAGTTTGTCAACGGTCTTTTGTTCTCGGACCTCATCTGCCACACAGCGAGCAATGAGTTTTTCAAGTTCAGCAATGTCTTTGGCCGTTTGACGGTGCATCGACAAGTCTTGATGTGCTTGCAGTTCTACTGAGATGTCAATATGGCTGAGTTGATCGTAACTGACCTTTAATGCAGCAATTTCTTTGTTTTGTGTTTGTTGCCATGCAGTTTGAAATGCCAGCAGTCGGCCATGTGCATCTGCTTGCTTTTTGCGCTCGTTCCATACAGCCAGGTCTTTGTGTGCCAGCAACTCTGCTTCAATGTTGACTCTGGCCAAGTCGTCGTATTGGGCCACAAGGTAAGCCAAGTCACTGTCGTATTTCTTTTGCCACAAGCCCTGTCTTCGGCGAAAACTTTCGATCTGTTCTTCAATACGTTTGTTGGCTTCTTGCACAGCACGTATTCTAAATTCTTCAGAGGTAATTGATTCTTTGGTACCACGGTTGAGTTCTTTGATACGATCAGCACGTTCACTCAATAGTGTGATGCCCAACAACTGCTCAATTATGGTGCGTTGGTCATTGGCCTTCAAACTCAAGAATGGTTCAGTGTAGGTGTTCAAGGCCAGGATGTGTTTGAACATGTCGTGACTCATACCAAACACATGTTCAATAGCATCCTGTGTTTCACGGCTGTCGCCTTGTGCATCGTCTGTGGCAGTTTGTTGTTCGCTGTCCACATAGAATCGCAGCACATTGGGTTTGCGCCCACGTTCAATTTTGTATGTTTTACCATTCACTGCAAAGTCTAGGCTTACCATCATGCCCTTGGCATTGGTCTTGTTTACTAGATTGTCCTTGCGAATGTTGCTGAGTGCTTGTCCATACATGGCATAACTTAGCGCATTGATTATGGTGGTTTTGCCTGTGCCGTTACGGCTTCCGTCTCCGCCTAGATCCAAATTCTCACCCAACACCAAGGTCAAGTCTTGACGGTCAAAGTCAATGCCTTGTGTGGCGGCACCCACACTCATGAAGTTACGAACAGTTAAGTTTTTAATTTGAATCATTGTGCTATTATACACTAAAATTTTGATTTAGCCAAGGAAAATGATGTCGCCAATCGGTCTTGCGCCGGAAATCTAATTCATCTAAATACATTGTTAATTTTTTAATTTTGTCAGCATTATTTTTGCTTTGCTGTGATTTTGTTGCAAATCCTTGAATATAGGTGTGATGCCCTTGTTGCTGTTGGTTATCAGTTGGCATCATGTCAAGTATGTGTTCAAAATCTTGTTTGAACAACTCGCCACCAAAATTAAACAATGAATCAATTTCACCGGTACTGGCATTGAAGCTGTGCAAGATTGGCTCACTACGCCATCTACCAGCCACAGCAGTTTGTTGTAGGTTCCAGTGTTTTATTTTTTCCAACAACAATGGTAGCTGTTTGATGGTGAGCGCACTCAACACACTGTTAATAGACAGTTCTATCCAGGGACGATTGATTAAAAATTCAAAATTTTTCTGCCAAAGGGTCAAGTCAAGCCCCCAACGCACATATTCTTGTACTGGCCCCCAGCAATCCAAACTGGCAGTGAGTTGTAGTTTCCAAATTTTATTTGACAAAACTAATTTTTCAAACTTTTTGATATAAGATTTGAATCGATCATGCGGTATGTTGAGATTGGTGATCACACTAAACACTAAATCAGGATTACCATGATTATTCCAGAAGTCAATGCTATCATCTAACTCTTTCAGCAAAAAAGGTTCGCCTCCCAGCACATGATATCGTTGAATAGTTTTGTAATGATTGTCTTGAGCCAACCACTGCCAAAAATCTGCAACCATTTTATCGTAGTGAACATTATGTTGTGATTGATAGGCTGAGAAAGAATCATTAATATCAAGCAATGCTTCTTTTTTGAATCTTCGATTTTCATCTTCCCACTTACTGCTGTGATGTGGGCCGCAATAAACACAAGCCATATTACAAGTATTGCGAAAATAAATTTCTAATATAGTAGGAGTAACTGATGTTGCTGTGGGATTGTTATACAATTCTGGCGGCACCAATGCTGGATTGGACAATTGACTCAAATTGAATTTTCTGTCACTGACACCACCGTGATCTTCCACGGTTTTACAATACTCACAACCGGCCTCTGGCCATTGTCCATTCAGCATGTTTTCCCGGGCTTTTATTTTTTCAGGCAAATTATGAAACGAACCAAAATTGTCTGGATCTATTTGATACCGTTGTGTTCTATGGCACGATGCTGAACTACCGCTGTTCAAAATAACGGTGCTCCAGTTCCATTTTGACAGACATGCAGGCTCAACATTGATGGGGAAAAATTTTTGTGTCATAGTTTAATATAGCCAAACAGTTTTTTCTTCACTCTCTAAACTGTAAATACACAGGTTAGGCATGGAGTTTTCTTTATAAATTTTGATATATCTGCAACAACAATTTGTTGTCGTAAAACTCGGATTCAATGTTTGTGAGTTGGTCTGTGACAATTTGATCCACAGATTCAAACTTGACATCGCCAGGTGCAAGGTCCACGTCCACACCTGAAGTCTTGTTTGGTATCAAGGACATTTCTCGCAGGCCATAATCTTTGATAAAAGTTTCTTTGATGAAGTTGGCTTCTTCGTACGATATCTCAATGTCCAAGTTTACACGAACATGCATCCGGGGCGCCAGCAATGTGGCTGCGTTGTCAATCAAGTTGGCCAGGCTGTGTACTCGATATCTGGGTTGATCAGGCCAGGCATGATACACGGGTTCCCGGCCCCATTCTAATATCATCATGCCACGATCGTCATCTCCGGCGTCGGCATAGTTGTGCGGAAAACAGTTGCCAATATAAGTGATGTTGTTGGCAGTTTGACGTTTGTGAAAGTGCCCAGTGAACACCTGATCAAAGCCGCCAAAGTCTCCACGCTGTATGGTGCCATGGTCCGGCATCTGTACCATGGCATTCATGTAGTAACCAGGCAGTTCAAAATGCCCAAACATGTACTTGCCTTTTAGTTTGGGAATACGCTTGTGGTCATCGCCGCATAGCCAAGGAGCAATAACGACATCACCGTCACTAAACCAATCATTGCAAATTTGAACTTTTGGCAAATGTTTGGCCCACTCCACACTTTGAATATCGCGTTTGTCTCGATAATAAAGATCATGATTGCCAGGGATAAAATATACCCGATCAAAGTTGTCATTCATGTGCTCCAAGGCTCGGAGACTGTAACTCAGGGTGACTATATTTAAGCTGGCCCTGTTGTTGTGCCAGTCACCAAGAAACATGCATGTCTCGCACCCCTGTTCCTGGGCTTCAGCAGTGGCCCATTTCACAAAGTCCAAACAGTCATCGTTGTGCAGTTGACTGTTGGATTTGAGTCCAAAATGTATGTCCGTAAAGACCGCTGCTTTTTTAAATAGATTAGTCATCTGTCTATTATACTACTCATCCAGGCTAGATACAACCGGACCGGACATGGCGGCCATGCCAGCTTTGCCGGAGTTCTGTCGTGTCCATGACGGATTCAAGCCGTTCATTTCTAGTATGTCATCACGGATGTTTTGATTTTTCTTTTCAATGTTCAGGATGCGAGTAAAACTATTAGTGATAGCGGCAGTATAATACGCAAAAGGGTTCTGCGATTTTGATTCGTCAAATTGCAGTCCAATTTGACTGAGTTGCAACAGGGCTTGTCCGCGCATTTCTTCATTGTAAGTGTATCCTCTCCAGTTTGATCTTGTGGCATAACGCTCGCACAGTTTCATAAACATAGTGGCCAGTTTGCGGGTCATGTTGGCATGATCCTTGCAAAACTCACCTGTTTCTAAATCACCTCGCCAGTGACTTTTGCCTATCAGCACAGGCTGTTTGTTTTCGTTCAGTCGGTAATGCCAGAACGGGGGAAAGTTAACTCGCATGTGAGTGGGATTCAGCACCACATCCTCAACCAAATCTGCCAAGGGATCTTCCACTATGTCATCCAAGTCCAGGATGTCTTCGATCTTTTTCTTTTTGGCAGCAGTTTTAGGCACTTTCTTGGGCGCCATGGGTATGTGTTCCCAGGTCATGATGCGGAAAACCACTTCCGTATTGGGTATTTTTTTTGGGTCAATCACTAGACCAGTTTCACGCTTGTGACGGTCAGCGCGAACACGGCGTGCTTCGGCCACGGTCTTTTGATTGATTTTGTCCACTGAAGGCAGGATCATATCAAACTGATGATCAGTTGTTCTGTCCAGAAATGAGCAGTAGGTGTTTTTGCTTGAGTGTATTTCTTTCAAGATGTCGCGGTTGTTAAGGTAGTTGACCTTGGCCGCAGGTTTTGCAAGTAGTGTCATTGGTGGGGTTTCTCCGGATATGTACTTATTGTAGCATATCTACAACAGTTGTCAACCTCTTGTTAAACTACGTGGTTAAAAAATTGTGTAAATAAGAGATAGGAATAAAAACATGGCAACCAAAGGTTACGATCCCAAAAAAGCAGCAGTGTATAACAAGATGCGCTTAATCACGGATGAAGAGGCGGCTCGTCGAGCGGCTAACATAACAGATGACGAAGAAGCCAACTATGTAGTCAATGATGTGCCCGGCGATCCTGGCCGCGGAAACATAGGTCCGTTTATTGCAGGAACTGGCACAATTACTCAGGCTCCTTCGGCAGCGGCACAACAAGAATCAGCACAATTTTATCAAGGCTTAGAAAGTTCAAACTTTGAAAGAGTTGATTACCCAGTAAAAGCCAACAGTTCTGTTAGTAACAAAACCCCAATAACATACACCACCACCAGCACTGAGCAAGTCAGTGGCGGCGGGGAAAGTACAGTAATCTCAGGGCAACCACAACCCAGTGCTGCCAGCCGTGCATTGCAACCCAGCATTGATGCCAAGCAGGCCGAAATTGATCAATTTACAAAAGACAATCCCAGCAACTTTGCTAGAAGTAAACAAGGTCTTCCGCCATTAAGCCCAGAAGAAAATGCAGCCCGTACTGCGCAATTTCGACAACTATCTGAACAAAAGACTGCATTAAAAAACGAACAGTTTGATGCACAAAATCCTGGTGTCACTACCATAATAGAAAAACCAAACACCACAACTAATACCAGCACTACAACATACAGCACGTCATCGACTAAAACAAATGTAGAAGCACCTGACAGTCAAGACGAAGCATTGAGCCAACAAGAAGAAGCACGACTGGATGCACAGCCTGGATTGGTCACAGGTGGCGGCTCTACAACTAGAACCGTTGGCGTCAACGCAGATGGTACTGTTGTTCAAGGAAGTTTTCAAGAAACAGTAAAAGCACCAGCAGCAGCCGATGTAGTGCCAGATCAAGTTGTTGGTTTAAGGAACGATCAAATAGCCACTTTGGATCCTGCACCAGTAGACAATCTACAAGTACAACCACAAGCGGCAATTCCGTTAGTTGCCACTGATGCACCTGCACCTGTGAACGAAACTGGTGACCAACCACTGTTGAGTCCTGAACAAAGCATTGCTCTGGCACAGGGAGTACGATTAGATGTGCCTGTTGACGATCCTGTTGCTGCCGCCGCCGACTTCAATGCCAACACCAATGCCAGTGTGCTGAAAGCTGTTGGGGTAAAAGCGCCTGCTCCGGTTGATGCCAACAACACCGGACAACAAGGGCAAAGTACCATCAGTGGCGCTCGTGGCGGCAACGTGCAGGAAAATGAACAGTTAGAAGCTGCACGCCAAGCTGCACAAGAAGAACAACTCAAACAAGAGGCAGCGGCAGCGGCCGAGCTTGCATTGCCTGCAAATGGTGACTGGCGTGTACGACTGCGACTGGCAGCCGGGGCTACATATCTGTACAAGGACACGGATGTCAAAAACGGCATATTAGCACCACTGGCTGCCAGTGGTGGTGTGGTGTTTCCTTACATGCCCAACATCACCACCTCGTACAACGCCAATTATGATCAAACGGATCTCACACACAGCAATTATCGCGGACAGTTTTACAAAA